CACTCGACACCAGAGTTCATCTCGAAGGCGATGGTATTTCATTATATCTGAACTGGCGGAACTGACATTGACACCGAAGACATGATTGCCAAAGTCATGTTTTTGTAGCCAGTCACAGACACCAGCGCCGACGCCGATCTCGTCAATACCGATGCCTTGGGCTTCTTGCTCGTGAAATGTTTGCTTGATGAAGCCGCCGAAGTTAATAGTGTTCATTCCTCTAAAGTCTTCCCAAGGGAAGATTCTAAGGCCTTTTCGAGGAAGTATAATCGATGCATCTTCTCCATAGCGAGCGACATCGACTCCCAGATATAATGGTTCATCCTCTGCAACAAGAACGTCAGTTCCGATGCACTGCTGCGCCCATGATAAGGGTATGAGAGTCCGTTCGCTGTCAAGAGGGCATTCTCCCATGACGCGAATTCTGAACACGTTGGAGTCTTCACCATATTTCTGTCGAAAATAATCGACCATTTCCTGTTTAACATTGGAAGACTTTCTGGAATCCCAGTGCAATCGTGACCAGGCTTTCTTAATTTCACTGTGGTATTGAGAGTCATAAAAATATCCCTGGTTTTTATTCATGTTGCCGATCATGAGGCAGCGGTTGTCTTCCTGAGTCATCGCACCTTCCAAGGGAAGGAAGACCGGATCTGGAACGCCGGATGCCTCGTCAATGACTATGAGAAGGTGGTAGCCGTGGAAGCCTTGCAAGGTCTCTGCTTGGTCTTCCTTGGAGGCTTTAGCCGAAGTGGAAACAGCTCTAGCCCACCATTCCTTTTGAGCTGACTTGTGAAAGATCTTATCCTTTTGAATGACGAACTCGTCAGCTAGGATTGATTGCCTTGTCCATTTTGAAAGTTCTGCCCACAGGACGTCAGCTAACTGGTGGGCTGTTGGTGCGGTGCAGACGACTTTGGCATAGGGTCTGGTTATGAGAAACCAGAGTATAATCCAAGAAGCAAATGCATCTTTACCGGTACCATGACCGGAGCGAATAGACATACGCTTGGTCTTAGGGAACTTGATCAGCCCATCGGCTTGCTGTTCGGAAGGAGTTGCTTGGATGCAATCCTTCACGAATAGGAGTGGGTGGTCTCTCCACTCCCTAAGTTTTTGTAGGATGTTATCTGACATGCTAGATGTCTTTCAGTTTCTTTTCCAACTCTTCAGTTTTTGCCGCCTGACCCTTTTGGTAAGGCATCCATTCGCAGTAGAAACCATGTTCTGGAACTGCATCGTCGTCTTGGAGAAGAGGGACAGAAGTTCTTCCAAAAGACTTGCCGTTGGAGTCGAATCCTCCGATATTAATACAGCGATCTCCCCAGACATGGCATACCAGTGCAGGTATTTCCTGGCCGTAATGCGAAATTGCTGTATCATTCTTCGCAGGTGTAAAAAGAACTACTCTTCCTATGGTAGGTTTAATCATTTTCTCTTCCTTTATTGACCAGGTTTAGCAAGTGTACTGCCAGTAAAGCCGCTGACAGCGTCATCGATTGACTTTGAACGCTTTTTAGCATTGAGTTTGTCAGCAAGACTGGTTATATCACTGGTTCCCGTAGGATCAGGGGTTGTTGGTGTGCTGGTTTTGGTTACTGAATCACTGGGAGTAGCCAGACTAGCAGAACTGCGCATATTTTGCAGTCTTGCTTCAGCTTTTGCCTTCTCCTCAGGGGTCATTTGCGCACGCATCTTCTCAACGAGGTCGTCTGCCATGGTTTTTCCTTTACTTTGTGGCAGCCCGAGTCAGGGCGGGCAGCGTTAGTGGAGGCATCACCAAGCTACCCACTCGGGCCGCCTGTTTAGAGGATATATTTCGAGTAACAATGCATGAAATCTGCCATAGTCCCGGCACCTTTTGGTGTGTTGTACCACTGTTTCCAGTATTTTGCCATTTCAAGTAAGTTATTTCCCGGAGGAAGAGGCTGTTTGATACTGAGATACTTAATTCGAGCCATGATAATGGCAGTTCGAAGGTTGTATCTAAGCTCTTCGACCTTGAAATCCTTGGTATACGGGCACCTTCCAGAGAATCTATCTATAAGATCATGGAAAGTGAACGGTTCCATCTGGAAAATGCCCAAAGCAGGACCTTTGCCGAGTTGCTTGATATAAGTTCCAAGTTGAGATTCAGTCGCTGCAGTCCCCATGAGTAGGTTAGAAGCGTCTGTGGAATACAGATTAACTTCAATCAAGATATCGTCGATTAATTCTTGCAATTGGTATTTATTAATGCTCATCTTAAACTCCTACAAGTCAGGAATGTAATTCTCATCATCGTAATCAGCAGTGATTTGCTTCACAGACGTATCAACATCTATATACTGACCAGGTGTCGGTCGACTGACAGCTGCGTCTTCTTTTTCAAGTTGAATTAAATATCCCAGAAGACCCTTAATCTCTGTCGGCTTGCCGTCAAGAACAAGTTCTTTATCTTTAAGAACTTTAAAAGCAAGCACTAAATCCCTGAGTGGAGCATCTGCAATCTTCTCAGGAGTAATCGCTTCCAGTACTCTGCACTGAAGTTCCGTTAACTGCAGGGACTGCAGGACACGATACTGTGTTAGCAGTGGTTGCTTTGCTTGAATATCTGCAATGCGTTTGCCTAAGGTAATCGGAGATATACCAAGTTCCTGAGCAACTTCCTTCTGCGTATGCCCTCTTGTAAGAAGGTCAATGGCAACGTCTGTGTCTATTTCAATCTGAGGTCTTCCCATTGTAAGTCCTTTAAAATGATCTGGTTGACCGAACCAGGACAGCCAACCAGATCTGCTCCTCAGGTCGGGGAACCATTGGAGTTATTGAGTAGGTGCCTTCACAAACAGAGCAAATATCCCAGCGACGGTTGTGGTTATGACTGAGCTAGCAATGCTGGCCATCGCGGGACTGAAGACAGAAGCAATGACTACTGCAACCGTGATCACAGTAACACTGCCGACGATAGCTATATAAATCGACTTGTCCATGCCAGCCTCACTTGTTGTTATTGATCGCCTGGATCATGTTTTGAACTCTAAGAGATTGCTCGTACAAAGTGGCACCACTTGCTTTTGCTTTAAGCAATTGATCCAACTTCCTCGATTCCTTAATCGCTAAAGCAACTTCAGGAGCGACTGCAGGCGCTGCCATGACAGCCACCATGCCACCAAGTGGAACAGCGACCTCAGAGATATATTCATGGTAATATTGACTTGTCTTGTTCCAGTCGATCTTGCTGAACGAACTCGCGAATCCGCCAGTAGTCGCACATCCGGAGGTAAAGAGCATCAGCAAGATTGCTAAAACGATCCAATTGACCTTGAACTGCACATGCAGCTTTTTCATTGACGTGCCTCCATTGTTTGTTTGAAGTTAATTGCCTTTTCATTTCTTCATCACCGGGAGATCACAACCCTTAAGTTGATGAATCGTCTCCGTCTTCGCCAACCGAACCTCGTGGTCATTTCTGCTTTTATACAACTCCTCCACGTTTAAGCATATAGCCTTAACCGTCTGAGCCACCGGAGCTATCACAGTCTTGACCAGATAAACAATCGCTCCCACGTTAGCTAAGCCAACTGCACCAACTGCCACCGTTTGCCAGGTTGTCGAAGCCTCTACCATTGTCAATGTCCTTACGTTAATGGAAGTAGTTGTTTATCACCCAGGGCCTTAACCACTTTCAACTTCAGATGCTTGTCAACCAAAACACCCATTCCTGCAGTTGTCAATACTTATTTTACAGGTACCTTGTTAAGATTGAAACTTTTTTATAGATGCCCATTAACACCGCCTTCCCTTCCAAGTCGGGTGGGCGGGAGGGTTACCTCTCCACTTACATCTCCCTCAGAAAGTATAATTTTTATATTTTCTGCTTGACTTTTAAAGTTGATATGGGAATGTCTGGTTTGAAAGAGGAGGATGGACGATGGGAGAAGCGTTTCTACCATATTCGACCTTAGTTTGAGAAGCGGGAGTGTGATCGGAAGGCCGTTCCAAATGTTTGACTGTGTTTTAGGAAGTGGGAGGAAGGCGGAGAAGCGTTTCCACCTATTCGACTGTTTCTTTACCAGTAATTACTTTTGAATTTTCTACTCGAGTATCGTGGAGAGGTGATCACCGCGCCTGGGGGGTGGGGAGGGGTCTAGGGGGTGGGTCTTGATGTGGTTGTGGAGTTATTTATATATGATACTGACTCTCCAAGATGATTGGTTATTATAAGGTAATGACTCCCGCCTTGCAATGGCGGGATTATGGCGGGTAGGCGGGGTTGTGGCCTGATTAGGGCGGGAGTCAAAGAGTGTGCCAGAATGCGTAGAATGGCCATGAATGCGGGTTTAGAGAGTTTGGCATGGTAACTGCACTAGCATTTGGCCGAACATGCGGCACTCGGGTAGCACACACACAAACTCACACACAGGGGATAGGGCATGGATGAACAAAGGGCACTGGATAGGGCACGGGCACTGCTGAAGAGAGTATTCTGGGGTACTATCCCGGCTGAGGTAGAGTTCGACTCGGACGGGACTGATATGGAGCAGGTATCCTGGGATACCCCGTTAGGCAGGATTACTGTGGTAATGGCTCCGGACAAGTGGTAAACCAACTAACCGGGCTGGGGACGAGTACCCAGCCCTACAAGGAGAACATCATGGCTAATGCAACAGCGACCGACAAGAAGCGACTGATCACATGGGCACCGGACTATACCGCACTGACGTTGAAGGCCACAGTATCCATTGGGGTAGTGGACGGGAAGGAAGTGACGGAGAGTCATGTCTGGGACTTGAAGGAGTTCACCCCCAATATGGACTGGAAGAAGGCCACTGACCTGGAGAGAGGGATTGTGTATAACGGGTTGAAGCAGAGACTGGCGGATAAGGCAGCGGTTGGTAAAGATGCAGAGTATACGGCCAAGGAACGGCTGGATATGATGGTTACGCTCGGGGAGAAGCTGCTGGAGAGCGGGACGTATGCACTACCTGGGGCAGGTGGGGGTGGGTTGACGGCTGAGGCCAATTGGGAGAAGGCGTACAAGGGCGCACTGAAGGCCATGATGGACAATGGGATTCCTGAGGCGCAGGCACAGAGTATTGCGGCAGTGGCTGCGAGTAACCAGCACCCGAAGGCTAAACAGGCAGTTATGCTGGCAGATTTGGCCGAGTATAGGGCTGAAGGGACTACGGCTGAGAGACGGGCCGAGTTGAGTGCTAAATACCCGGCGGTACCTCAGTTCACTCCCGCTACCGAGATGGTTCCCGCTACGCCAGCAGCGGTAAAGCCCACGCAGAGCGAGAAAAAAGCAGCCCGGAAAGCCGCCAAGAAGTAGCACCTAGCAGGGTGTAATCACAAGGGTCTGGCCTGTAAAGGTCAGGCCCTTTTTCTTTGCCCTGTTGCCAAGCAACAGGTATCTCCCTCCCACAGGCATCCGTTTGCCCAGCATTTGACCTTCCCTCAGCCACCCACCTATCCCCACCTGATTGGTAACGGTAACGGTAACGGTATGGTAACAGCATCAGTAAAATCCTCTGATATCCCCATTCCCAAATTATCCTTTCTTCCATTGTGCTCCAGTTGATTGTTGGTCGCTTACTCCCCAAGGTGTTCTTCATTCCAAATACGTTCTTTACACTATTAGTCTGGACTATTTGACAGAAAGGGTATTTATTATACTTTCTTGAGTGCTTTAAGTAGTTATTTTGACCTTCTCCTATTTCCTTGTGTTCTTTTAATATATATAAACTCTATATATATACAAGTATATAAGAAAAAGAAAAAGGGAGCTAAATATATCTGGGCGACATTAACTGATGAAATCATCAGAATATGAAAACATCAGACAGACTAAGTAGAAGTGGTGTAAAGGAACAAGAAAAGGTAAAAATTACACTTTCTGAGAGTGCTAGGGAAGAAAGGATAATTTGAAATGTCCCATACCAGAGCTTTTTACTGATACTTTTACCATACCATTGCCATTACCATTACAGGCTGGTTGATAGTTGAGGCCTGTCTATATCACCAGTTAATGAAGCGATGATCTGTAAAATAACTATTGACATCTGGGAACAATTGTGTTATGGTTATTATGTAGGGTGGAGTTGAAGGAAAAAACCTGGATGATAAATGGAGGTGAGAAGAATGAGAGTATACCGAATCGTTGAAGAGGAAATGGATGG